TGTTGTTACTGTTACATATCTTCAAACAAAAGGTGCTGAGGCTAATGGTGCTGGAGAAACCGACTCAGAATCAGCCAGATCATTTTCGTATGGTAATGAAAACGTAATTGTTACAAGTGCTGCTGCCGGTGGCTCAGAAAAAGAAAAAATTTCCAGCATACGATTCAACGCTCCAAAGGCTTATGCGGCACAAAATCGTGCAGTGACAACGACTGACTTTGAGGCTCTAGTAAACAATAACTTTTCTGGTTTTCAATCTGTCTTAGTATACGGCGGAGAGTTTGCGACACCGCCTGAGTTTGGCAAAGTTTTTATTGTATTGAAACCAAATGATGCCACATTAGTTCCGACCAGTGTGAAAAACTCTATTGCTGATTTCTTGAAAGCCAGATGTAGTGTTAGTATTTCACCCGAAGTCAAAGACCCAACATCTTTGTTTGTTAGATATAATCTAAACACAGTTTATAATCCATCAATTACAAAACTGAGCGAGTCGTTTTTGGAAACGACAATCAAAGATGTCGTATCAACTTTTATTGACGATAACACCTATGGTTTTAATTCATCCGTATCATTTGCAAAACTTGAAAAGAAACTTTTAGAGAGCGTCACAGGTCTAGAAACGATTGAGGTGAAGCCATCATTAGAGTTTAGATTTTTTCCAATCCTAAACACCTCCACTAATTATGAGATTCAATTCAAAAATCCGATTTTACACCCGCACGATGGATATGTTCCGGTGATCTCATCATCAGAGTTTAGATTCTCTGACGCTGACGGTATTATCAAAAGCGTTTATATGGATGATGATGGTAATGGTAAACTTAGACTTTTCCAACTCGTCAACGGATCAAAAATCTACTTAGATGATGTTGACTTTGGTAGCGTAAATTATAGGACTGGTGTTTTGTCCATCAACTCATTCTCTCTTTCCACCACAAATGCAACGATCCCCATCAACTTTTTTGCTGAGATTGGTGGTGGTAGATTGATTTCATCAGAGACATTTATTTTGGTTCAAGACAAGACTGATCAAAGTAGGGCTACTGTTACATTAGTTGCTGATAATAGACCAGATCAACGAACAAATGCCTCTGGTGAGAGTTACATTGGCACAAGTAGTCTGTCTGTGTCGGCATCCGCGACTGATACAAGTTCATCAACCACCACATCGTCCAGCGGAACATCAACTGGAGGTGGTGGAGGTGGTTACTCATCTGGTGGATCTTCATCTAGCGGTGGTGGATCTTCATCTAGTGGCGGAGGTTACTAATGCCTGTTGGTGGTTCAATACTTCTACCTTTACAAATTTTTACTCCAGATCCGTTAGAGGATCTTGGACCAATTTCTGTTGATGAAAGATTTTCAACACTTTTATCAACGCTTGCTCCAGAATTTGTTCAAAGTGACCACCAAAAGTTTATTGCCTTTCTAAACGCTTTTTTTGAGTATCTTGAGATTCATGGAAATCCTAGAGCGGAAGCAGTCCGTATGGGATCTTACACTGACGTTGACAGAACCCTAGATGACTTTATAAAGTTTTTTAGAAGTGCTTATCTAAATGAGTTTCCAGAACAATTTGACTCTGGTGCTATTGAAGAACTCATCGTTAGAAACTCAAGCGACTACTATGGAGAAAAGGGTAACTCACGATCAATTGATTACCTTTTTAGAATTTTGTTTGGTATCAGTGCAGAGATTGATACGCCTAAAGACAAACTATTCAAAATTTCTGATTCAGATTACTCTCCTAGTGTAATCTTGTATGCCTCTCACTATAACGGTCAAGAGGATATTTCATTATACAAAGGCTCTCAAATTCAACAAAGAAGTCTCGATGATTTTACAAGCGAGGTTGTTGCAACCGCTTTGATTGATGATATTACATTTCATTTAGACGAGGGTGTTGAATACGCAAAACTATTTTTGAAAGATGTGCGAGGCACTTTCAAACCAAACAATTATGTTGAACTTTACAGAGCAAACAGAACAAGACTGTCAATCGAAAGAACCTTCCCGATTGTTAGTAACCTCAATGTAACCACGGCTGGCACTAATTATGCAGTGGGAGATGATATCCTTGTCTACGACTCTAAGAACAAATTAGTTCTTAGTGCGGAAGTTCAGGTTATTAATAGTCTTGGTGCAATTGAGTCGATTACGTCCTTCGGTGTGCAAAACAAAATCTTTTTCCCCGGCGAATCGTATAGAATTGAAGTAAGCACTGCATCTGGTTCCGGTGCTGTTTTTACAATTGATGGTAATATTGCAGCAGTTACGAATAAAAACTTTTTTTCATCACAAAGGTCTTTGCTCTCCTCAGATTCGTTTGTTCAAGACAATTTCAAGTTTCAAAACTTTTCATATATCATCCGTGCTGAAAAACAAATCAAAGACTACGCCGCAATCGTTCGTAAAATTTTTCACCCTGCTGGCTCTGTCATGCTTGCAGACTTCCTCAATAAAAATGATTTTAGAGGTGTAAAATTTACTCACAAAAATTATCAAGATTCAAGTTTTGTTGACCCTGTTATTGGCAACTTTTTACCATACACCTTTGCAGCGACCGCTGATTTTAGAGGTCAAACATTTGGATCACCCATCAATGACTTTTTTGACTATTACCCCGAAGGTTTCAACGGCATCACTGCTGCTACGATCAGCCAAATAGATGGTTTGGGAAATCCTGTTGTGCATGACCCATTCAATAATAATACGTTCGTTCTTGGTCCCATCGGAGGTATTACTATGAACGGCTTCAATCCAGACTACCCCATTGATGGGTCGGTGAAACAGGGATATCAACAAGCCGAAAACCCACAAGTCACCTATGCTTCAACAGACAATTCCAATTCTCCTTTTTACATAATCGCTAGTCATCCAAAAACATTATTGACAAATTCTCTTCCCGCTGCGTCTTCGACTGCGGTTCAAGAGCAAAACACAACATCTTTCAACAAGAATCTTATCAAACGAAGTGAAGGTAGCCCTGAAATTATTAGGAGAACAATCACGTTAGCCCTTGACGCAAATGCTGGTATCACTCCGGGCTTTGCGGTCGATGATATTGTTAGACAAAAAGTTCCAAACTCACCGGAGGCGATAGGTCGCATCACCTCAGTTGAATCCGTAGACGGTGAGGTTTCCTCTTTCTACAGACAAAAAACAGTCGCACAAGTTATCAAAGAATATAATGATAAAAGAACTCAACTTGATGTTGGTGCTGATGCCGAGCCGGTGGATGAAATTGTTTCTGAAACCACCGTATCTAAAAGTGGTTCATCTGGTGTGTCTGAGTCGGCGGCTTTAACAAGATACTCATTTGCTTCAGTTGCATCTTACGCCGCTGAGTCAACCACTGTTGATGTAAAAGAAGTGACCTTGAGAAGTGGTAAAAAAGAGTTAGTCACCGTGACCACTGACGAAACACCAGAGGATATCATCAAAGATGACCCTAGAGGTAGTTATCAAACTTCAATTTCTACATCAGAGGTTCTTGATGCTAAAACACTAAAGCCACAAACAATTACAATTCAAATGATTAGTGGTAGTTTTTCAAATGAGTCTGATCGTTTTGGTAATAGATTTCTCATCAAATCTGACGCTGGTGGTCAAGCCTTACTTGCAACCGCACTAAATACTGATAAGTCAACAAGAGGCACGGTAAACCAAGAATCACGAACTGTAGAAAGAGGAACAGGAGTCCCATTTGAAGAGATTGTTATTGGGGATTTCTTGAACTTTCTTGAATCACCAGACTAATAGGGAGCATCATGGCACAGTATACTTTTGACGCACAACTAAAAACACAAATTGCAAAAAACTTTGTGTCTGACTTTCAACCCTTTGGTAAAAATAAGGTGTTTTTGGGTATTGGTCAAATTAATGATGTTCCAACCCAAAACCCTCCACTTGAACACAGAAGTGGAGAGCGTGATGTAATTACAAGAAGAAACATTTCTTATGCAAAAAGAATATCACCATCTGATGTGACACTTATGATCCCAAGGGTAGACTGGACATCAGGTATCACGATGTCCCCTCTTGACACTGCGGATGATATGTCAGAGGTGCATGACGAATCAAACACTGGCACACCTCCACCTTTTTATGTGGTGACAAATGAAAACAATGTTTACGTTTGTTTGTCCAATGGCGGGGGTGAGGTGGGTTCATTACATCAACCAATTGGCACTGATACTAGCCCAATCACCTTGCCGAATGGCTACAAATGGAAATTTATGTATACCATTCCGGGTAGTCATTTGAAATTCATTGATAGTGATTATATTCCCGCCCTGTCCTTACCTTATTATAAAGGTATTTACAATGTGTATCAAGACGAAAGACAAAATCAATACGCAGTTCAGTATGAAGCAAATCTTGATGCCTCTAGTGGAATCGTAGATCAAGTCGTGGTTTCTGATCCAACTGGGATCGTTTTTCAAAGAGGTGTCCCCACAAATAAAAATAATGAGGTTGAGTTTTCTGACGGAAATCGGGTGATGATCACCCAGCCAAACATCGTACCCTCCGACAATGATGCGTTTACAAATTATTATAAAAACTACTATATCCGTTTTTTGACTGGGGATGCCGCAGGTGTCGTGAAGAGAATCGAATCCTCGACGGCAAACGGTGACGCTCAAGATATCCTCACACTTGAATCAGGCTTTGAGACAAACAGAAGTCCCCGAAACAAAGATCGATTCGAGATTGGGGTTGGTATCTCAATCTCTGGAAACGGTAGAAACGCCGCTGGTTTTGGTTCTTTAGACCAAAATAAAAAAATACAATCTGTCATTCTCTACGATAAAGGCACTGGGTATTCCTCTGCCTCTGCGACAGTTTTCACAGGCGAGGGGTCGGACACAGATGCTTTCCCCACAGAGTTTCCTACTTTGACCCCACTGATTTCACAAAGCGTTGGTAGAGATCCTGTTTTTGAGTTGTTTTCTAATATTGCAAGAATTCAAGTTTCTATTGCAGGTGATGACGAAAATAATGTTGAGCAACTTTTGGGTAATGATTACAGAGATATTGTCCTATGGGCTAATCCAAGTGTAGGAGCAGAGCAAAGTGGTGCTGGAAACAAAGCAGGATATCTTGACAGAACCTCCACAAGAATCGATGTTTCCGGCACTACGGGATCAATTCAATCACTTACTGAATCCACTGAGAGGGTGGCAGGAACAAAATATTTGTATGGTGACACAACAAAAGAATTTGTTGAAATCAAAGACACATCTCAAACATCAAGATTATCTGCCACCGTAACGGCATTTGACATGAGCAAGCCATTTGTTCGCGGCGAAAAAGTGACCCTTCTGCAAACTGATGCTGATGGTCAGTTTACAGGAACCAGTTCAACCGGAGATGTAGAAGTCTCAAACACTTTTTATGATGACACGGTTATTGAAATTGCAAAAACTGATTGGAGATGCACGCATAAACTCCTTGTTGATTTTGGTTTTGACGGCATGTACGTTCCGAATGAGGACCAAGGTGCAACAGGTAGTTCTGGTAGTCATGGAAATATCACGGCTGTTCTTCCGTACTCCAGTCCAGATGATCCAGATGCAGACGTTTTTGACAAAAGGATAATTCTTCTCACAGATGTGTCAAATGTTTCCGGTTCAACATTATCATTTGTTCCAAATGAAAACTTGACCTACATTGTGAATGACAATCCGGTAACTGGGGTCATTGAAAGTGTTGAAGGACCAGAGTTAGACTTATTTTCTGGAGAACTATTATACATAAAAGGGCTGACACAAGAGATCAGACGAGTGACAGAGCAAACTGATTTGTTTAGATTTACTTTTGAATTTTAAGGGGTATTAGATGCCAATCGAGCAAAAAGCATATGACTCCACCATCATGGGTGGACTTCCATACTACGACGATTTCAATCAGTCGAAGAAATTTTTGAAAATGCTTTTCAAGCCGGGACTCCCTGTGCAGGCGAGAGAGTTGTCCCAAGCACAAACCTTTCTTCAAAATCAAATTGAGCGACTTGGCTCGCATATTTTCAAAAATGGGTCAGTCGTTCTTGGCGGTGGTGTATCTACATCCTCGGCAAATTTTATTAGACTTCAAACTGATCTTCCCCTTGAAACTCTAAAAAGAATGATCAACCAAAAAATTAGGGTTGAAAAAAGTGATGGATCGCTAGTCGATGCGATTGTTGCAGGATACGCTGATAAGTCAACGCTGGTAAACGACGCTTACCAAATCTTGTTTTTGAAATACATCACCGTGGGTGAGTTTTCAGATGGTGACGTATTTTTTACAATTGGTGTAGGAAACATCGGTGTAGAGAACACCGTCCTGAACACAGAATCAACTCCCGGCTCTGGATTTGTTCAAACATTCGCAACTGTTGAGCAAGGTATTTTTTATATTGATGGTTACTTTTGTCTTGCCGACGCTCAGTCTGTTGCTGCTACCAAAAATGATAGTAATTTAGGGTATAGAACATTCACAAGCACAAACAGTTCCCTTGGTTTCAACGCCGTAAAAAGTGTCGTTTCATCTGACCTTGACACTACTTTGAGAGATCCATCTTTTGGATTCAATAACTTCAATGCTCCGGGTGCTGACAGATACAAAATTGATCCTGTTCTTGAATCTAGATCGTTGACAGGAGTGGCAAACGATTCAAACTCTTATGTCATTGATGATCCCACTAACTTCTTTGAACTTGTTCGTGTGATTGACGGTAAAGTTACTAAAAAAATCAAATATCCTGATTTGGCTCAGTTGGAAAAAACTTTGGCAAGAAGAACCTTTGATGAATCTGGCAACTATACTGTTCAGCCTTTTGAAATTGAAGTTGGATCACACGATGAAATTTTTGGAACAGTTGATACTAGCAAATTTGGTGTGAAACTTAGTCCGGGCAAAGCGTATGTGAGTGGATTTGAATTTGAAACGATTGCTCCTACGCTTTTGACAATTAATAAAGGTAGCGATGCCCTTACCGGAACTAGAAACTACTCCTTGAATCAAGGCTCCTACTTTCAACTCTTTGCAGAAAAGAAGCCAACCGATTTCGATGGCGATACAACCTCCCCGCAAATTGATGGTGCTACACTCGATGGGTTTATTGACAACTCCACCTCTTTGTTTATCAATGGTAGCCCGTGTGATCTTGAAAAAGACGATGGAACAGTAATCGGATCTTGTGTCCCCACACACTTTTTGTTTGGTAATCAAAGCACTTCTGCTCCTGTTAGATTGTATTTCCACTCAAAAACACTGACCACTGGTTTTACTGATACTGATATCAAAAAGATCGTTCGTAGAAACGCATCAGACAACTCAGAAGTTTTCAGCCTAAACGTCAACTTTACATCGGATGGTTTGGATTCAGTCATTGCTTCAACATCCACTCGATTGGCTGATATTTCCTCATCTGGATCAGTGAATGAGATTCGCAACCCAGTGCGACTGACACTTATGAAACCGTTTAGAGGCACAACAGACGCAAGCGGAGTTGTTGGTTTTACTAGTGGAATCGGAAGTAAAGATTTCTTGGCTACGGTGGGTGAAGATACAGAAAAAGCAGGTATTCAACCCGTTGCAATTGTCAACTTTCCAAACACCACATCGCCATCCACCGATAACACCGAGTGTGTTCTTGTTGAACCCACGCTGATTCCCAGTATTGACAACAGCGTTTCATCCGTTCAACTTGATTTTGGCACGAACCTTGCGAACAGACAAGTCACTTGTTTCTTGCCAATGACTTTTGAATCAAAAAACAATATTCGTAAAAAAACCACCTCTGGTAATCAAACGGCAACTGTAAATAAAAACACTGGCACTGAAACTCCGTTGCAATCGGGAAGTAATAAACTCTCATTGGGTGTACCTGACGTAAAAGAAATTATTTCGATCACGGAAAATGATACCAATACAGACATCACATCAAAATTCAAACTTGACAAAGGTATTACAGACTCTACTTACGAAAATTCGTCAATCGTATTGATTGATCCTAGTGATCCTGACATTACTCGTGAGAGTGAAATTTCTGTTACATTTACCAGATACATTCATAGTGGCGATGGTCCCTTCACAAAAGATAGTTACTTGAATGTTCCCGTAGATGAACTCCCTGTCAGCAACAAGGGCTTGAGTGCTGTTGATCTTTTAGATTTTAGATCAATTGTTGATTCTGAGGGTAATTATAATCAAGGCACTGGTGAACCATCCATTGTTCCCTTCGATAGTAGTGCGGTTCCATCTTTTGTCACTGTGTCTACATTCTTACCACGGATCGACTCAGTTGTTTTGACTAGTGACAGAAAGATTATTGTTGTCGAGGGAACACCCGACGAGGAGCCAACTCCCCCAAGAATTTCTTCTGGTGATCTTGAACTGTATAGAATTAGAGTCAATGGTGCTTCATCAGAGGCTCAAACTTTACAGGTTCAGTATGTTGATAATCAAAGATTTACAATGTCTGAAATCAATACTCTTGAAGAAAGAACAACCGAAGATTTCATTGAAAATTATAGAAAAGATTTGAGAAATAATATGGTGGGTCGAGGCAATGCTGCTTTCTTAGATGCCACTGTGAATGAGGATGATGTCTATATTGATGATCTTTTTGGACATGAAAATGTTGACTCAGTAGATCCGAAGTGTAACGTGTCTTTTGATCCTACCTCAAACTCACTGCGACCAGCATTCAAAACGGCAGTCGCTAAAGAGTTTAGTTTTGGCTCGGAAATCGGATTGTCTGGTGTTACCATTTCAAATGATGGAATCGCATTAGTGAATTTTGATGTGCCTGCTGCACCACATATCTCTCAGCCATTCTCAAACTCGCCAACAGCATCAGTGGATATCAACCCATTTGGTATTAATGATTATCTGGGGACGATCAAACTCACACCACACAGAGCGAAGTATTGGAGTGAGTCACGAAAGGCGAGAATTGTTACTAATGTCCGAGGCGAACTAAACACATACGAAACTGATGATGTGTCTTATGATGGTGAAGGAAGACGTAGAGGCTTTGGAACAATTTGGAGAGACTGGGAAATTTTTTGGTGCGGTGTTGAGGAACGAGATAGAAACACTAACCAAAACCTTTCTGCAAATAGAATTTACAAAGCACCGAAACGCAGTGCAACAATCAAACGAATTTTGTCAGAGAAAACAAAGAAAACTGTCTCTGGTAGAGTGATTGACCTTTCAATCAGACCGTATCTTGATACGTTTACCTTGTCTGGTGTTGTTGAAGGTGTTTTGCCCGGAGCAACGTACAATCTTTTCTTTGATGGCGTTCAACAAAACTCATCGAATCAGCCGTACCAAGCGTCCACAGGAATTACATCTGGTGGTGGCACGTTTGAGTTTACCACGGTTATTCCTGCGGACACCTACACAACTGGCAAAAAGTTGGTTCGCGTAATTAGTGGAGCCGACGATGATAATGTTGTAAACTGTGATTCATCTGCGGATGCTATTTTCTACGGCGAGGGTAGACCTGACACCACACTCTTTGGCGATACCTTGGTAAGACCTCCCGTGATTAGAAGAAAAGCAGCAAGAGTGAATGAAACATCAGATGAATATTTTAGTGATATTTTTGAACAGTCAAACGCTCAACTTGTAAACGCCCTCAATCCTGTGTCCCAGACCATCAATATTGACGCTGAGTTGTATCCAAACGGTTTGTTTATGAATGAAGTTCGTTTGTGGTTCTTAGATAAAGATAAAGATGTCACCCTTAGAATTCATCCCACAAGAGCAGGCAACCCACTCACAAGCATTGTTATGCCTTTCTCTGAGGTTATTGAAATCACAAAGGCTGCTGAGTTTGAATCATCTGGTCTTCTTCGACAATATACAGACGAATCCGCTACAGTGTTTACATTTAGCACACCAGTCTTCCTCCCGGCAGGCGAGTATTCAATTTCTGTCTCAACAAATGACACAGACACTAGAATCGTAACGTATGATGAAAACTCTGGTGCTACCCCAATCAAACCTGCGAGTATGTTGAAAGTTTATCTTCCGCAAAACGATGGCTCAGTTGTTGGATATGAAGATCAATATTTTGCGATGAAAACTACACACTGCTCTTTCAATACGGCTGTGAATAATAACTTTGATATGCAGATTACTGATGTCGCGGCTGGCACACCTGTTGATTCGGTGTTTATCAATGCTAACCCGCCCACAAACTCTTCCGATCCAGTCACATGCACATTCAACTTTGGCAACGGCGGCAGTTTGTTAACTCTACAGCCAACGACCACAATTAGTGCTAGAGGACTGGGCGGTAGACAAGTAATCGGAGATCAAGGTAATGGTCCAAATGTAAACTTTAGTATGAGATCACCTGAAGGAATTGTGTCATCTGTTATTGACACCGAATCGGTTGCTGTTTTCTTACCGTCAATTGATATCAATGATAATAGTGATATGTCATCCGAACTGATCAATGATGAAGGATCAGATAACCATTTCAGATATTACTCCAAGGTAATTCAGTCAAATATTTTCTTAGGTGGACTTGTTGCCTCAATCGATGGATCTTTTGCCGGACTAGATGACTTGAGAGTTTTTGCAAGAACCGCAACAGATGATCAAGATATTTTTGCTCAACCGTTTAGGGAAGTTTTCTTAGGCGGTCCAGATGAGGAGGGTGATGGTGCTGCACAAATTTTTGATGAGGTATCAGGGGCTTCCTCTTTGACTTACTTTAGACGTTTTGATGCACGCGGATCAGATTTGTTTACAAGTTATCAAGTCAAAGTCGTTGGAATCAGAGATGAGGGAGATGTTGATATTGAAGCCCAGATTCCAATCATCGATTACATTGGTGTTGCCCCTGTCAGAACTGCAACCTCAATCATTGCCAGTCAAGGCACTCCCGGTTCGGGAGCGGTTGATGGCGGATCAGTGCCAACAGGAACAGTCTTTGCTGTTTTGGGTGATGTGAGTGAATATACGCAGCCTGTCAATGGTGTATCTGAGTACCTGTCGATGGTTGGTAATGATGAGTCGAGAAGGCACAGCAAAAACACTTACTCTGCATTGTTCTCAAGAATTTCAGACATCGTACCCGCTCAGGACTCAACCACATTCACCTTGCCTGACATGAGAGGTAGAACTCTTGTGACTGCTGGTGAGGGAACAAATCTTACAAGCAGAACCCTTGGTGATAGTATTGGCTCTGAGGCTGCTCCCGGTGGTCAGAACTTCACGATCACTGCGAACACTGTGAACGGAGAGATAACGCCACAGGGTGATTCCTCTAATCCTCTTTCATTCATGGTAAGAAACGACTCTGCATCTGAAAATGGAAATATTGTTGGTTCAGATAAAGTCATTACCGATGTAACTGCATCAAGCACATCAAATACAGACAATACTAATCTTCAACCCTCATATGTGGTGAACTACATAATCAAGACCTAATAGGAAAAGCGAATGGCATCACCTCCAACACCCGGAAATACTATTGACATTCTCCTCACAGGAGATACTTTTAGAACTTGGTTTGATAGAACCAACAGTCTTATCAATACCATCAACCCTCTTGAAATTTATGGCGTAACTAATGATCTGGTTCTTCCGGGGATTACGTTCACAATCGATAGTAGTAATGGTATCGCAAATCTTGGTCTTTCGTTGCCCGGTTTTATTACTGGTGACTTTACCTTTGGTGGTGGGATTACGTTTGAAGGCGGATTGATTACATTTACTGGTAACACTGTTGACTTTGGTGGTGCAACACTTACAGGAAATGTTGTTAGAACAGTAAACGGAAAGACCGGCGATGTGGTTATCTCTGGAGCGGGTCTGAATCTTCCAAGTGGCTTGACCACAGGTGATATTTTAGTTTATAACGCTGCTGGTGAAACGCTTGAAAGATTTAGTCTTTTCACAGGCGGAACTTTTGAAGATAATTTTATAAACTTTGCAAATACGGGTGGTATGATTTTAGGTGCTGCCACTCAAGACGCTGGCAATTTCCGTCCCGGTTCAATTCAACTTCACGCTGGAGGCACATCATCAATTCTGTTCCGTGACACAGATTACACTGGAACAGTGATCAGAAGAATTGGTACGATCATCACTCATAATGTCGAGGGTGATAATGTATTCTTTAGAATTCAGGGTGGCGACACTAGCGGTAACTTGGATCAAAACACAAACTCACCATATGTCACCATCGAGGGCAGTGATCGTGAGATTGGTATTTTGGGAATTACAAATCCTGCCGCACCTATTCATTATCTTTCTAGAACAGGTGTAAGTGGTGATTTCATTCTTGAATCCACCACAGGTAAGACCGCAGCCATCTCAATTGAAACTGCCGCTGATGGAGAATCGAGTCTTGATCTTCATGCACTTTCAAACAGAAGAGTCAGAGTCCTTTTGGATCGACCCGCCGGTGATGCAGCGTTTGTCGTTGAAGGTTCACACGAAGGCAACAGAGTAAGTGCATTATTCGCTGGTGAAAGCGGAGACATTATTATTGGTGGGGATGCAAAAACCTCAACAGGCACTACTTACGGTGTTTTGAATCTTGCTAGTGGTGCTTTGTATCTTGGTGGTCGAACTGGAGCAGCGGGTAAAACAATCATTTCAAATGGTATCACGGTTGACTGGGGTGAGGTCGTTGGTGGACTCACTCAAGTTTCGATTATTGGTTTGGATGACAATAATACTTTGTCCCCAAGCACTGGCACAATTAGTGGTCTTAGATTTAGCAATAATAAAAACTTTGGTATTACCGCTGATCTAATTGATGGTAACACAGTTGGTATCACGTTTAGTGCTTACATGAATTCAAAGGAAGGTTCAGAAGCAAGCGGAACCACCACAGATACTATTTCATTCTCTCTCAAGGAATCTGGAGATACAATTTCAGTCAATACCTTTGAAAAAGATGGAGAAAGAATTAGGGAGTATTCGTTCCCACGCGGCGGTGGTGCTGGTGGTGGAGTCTTACCAATTGAGTATAGATTGGGCTTGTCAACCCAAGGCACAGGAAGACTGAGGATTTCAACTGTCTCTGGTGATAAGAAACGACTCACTGTTGATTCAATCAACTCAAGTGGCACTGATGTCGAAAACTTCTTGAAACAAATCGATGCCCAAAATGGCGGCGGCACAAAAGTTTTTGTTGTCTGGGAGCCAAGCCAAACTGCTCAACCCTCGACTGACAATTATGTTTATGAAGTAAATGTTACAAGTGTCCTAACATCCACCGGATCAGATGGGCAAACCATCTATCTTTTCGATGGTTTCCCGATTCAAGATCCGGGCTGGGCGACTAACAACGGTAATAGTGATAACGGTGATAAGGTTTTACTCTTCTTTGATAATAACTTTGGTGCTACTGGATCTGGTTTTGAAGCGGCATCTGTGAAGAAGAGTGTTGGTGATGATCTTCAACTTCTTGGAAACAGTATTAATAGAATTTCACTTGTTGGTAGCAATGGTATCACAATTGAAAGTTCTTACACCACAACAGAACAATTCGGTGCAACAGCAGAATTTACTTTCACGGCACACGGCATTTCTGGTAACACAGGTGCTACTGGTGCGACAGGTGCAACCGGCAACACAGGTGCTACTGGTGCGACAGGTGCGACCGGAGCCACTGGTGCTACAGGAGCGACCGGAGCGACAGGTGCAACTGGTAACACTGGTGCTACCGGATCGGCAGGATTCCCCGGATTCATTTATACGGTGGTGAATTCTGCCACACCGAGTGAGGGACAACTCAAAAACTCTGCATCTCAAATTATTATCAATAAGCACACAGCGATCACAGATGGTGACGGTTCTGGTGCATCTTTTGACATTTCAAATCTTTTGAATGGTCTTGATCAAGTTGCCAGAGATCGCGTCTTTATTACAGGATCAACAGGTGGTATTCTTAGTGCGAGAATTAATAATGTTCAACTCGCCGGTGGTAGATACACGATCAGTCTTGATTCTACTAGTGTCGTTGGATCTGCGTTGCCTGTCGGTGCGACAGGTCATTTCTACGCCACTGTCGCTGGTCTTGGTAACACTGGTGCGACAGGTGCTACGGGTGCGACAGGTGCTACCACCGCTGGTCCAACAGGAGCCACTGGTATAACAGGAAGCACCGGAGCCACTGGAGCCACTGGTGCAACAGGGGCGACAGGAGCAACAGGCGCACCCGCTTTCTTTGCATACGGTATTACAAGCACCGCTGTGGGTATTGGTAAATTTCCCGGTGAACTCCACCTGTCTGGCACTGACGTTCTTTTCGTCGGACACCAAAATAATCACGGTATCAGTATTGAGCAATATTTGGCTGGTATTACGAAAAGTGCGCAAGTGTTTGTCTCTGCGACCGATGGCTCCGGTGAATTCTTTGCTGCAACTGTCAACAATGCGTTCCCGACCACGATTGACAGAGTTACGTTCTTCCAACTCAAAAATAAGATCGGATCAATGCCTGCCACTGGGGTTCCGGTTCAATTCTATGCAGCCAACCCCGGACCTGCTGGTGGTGAAAACTACAACTTCTTGTATCACAGTGATTTTACTGCGGTGGGTTCAAGCCTTGAATACAGTCCGAGTGACCAATCGGTTGATGTTATAACTGGTAAACTCAAATTACAGGGTGACCTTGGTGTAAACATGGAAACCCTTTCGGGTGTTCAGGTTCTAAACTCTGATGGTGTATCTGCCGGTTACGATATCATTGTTCCCGGCGAGGTTCCGGGCGGACCTTCGCAGGGTGTTCTCAATAGAAGTATTACTGAACAGGTTACTATTCCTAACAATGATCAAGAGTCAGTGATCGCACACTGCTTCTTGTATGCAGATACATTCAATCACAAAGAAAGAGTGTGTTTTGTAAACTGTCAATCTAACGGACTGTTCCAACTGAATGAAAGAGGATCTGCCTTCCCCGGTGGTGATTCTATCCCTATTGAGGTGGCGTTCCTAGGTGCGAATGGTTCTGTGAGTCCTGACACTAATTATTCACAAAGCACACCTGCACGCCATGATGAATACAATCAACTTGCACTTCCCGCAGGTGGTAATGACACATCTTCCAACCCAGAACAAGAGGGTACTGGACCGCTCAAAACAATCGTAGATGGTGACGGTAACAATTGCGTGGGTAACTATGATATTGAGGTAACCCTGTATCCTAAATTCTACTACTATGGCTCTGTCCTTGGTTTGGACAGAATCGCTTTGGGTGCAGAAACAACTTTGAATGGTAGTCAAAATAATGTTTCTTCAACAGATGCGGCGTACGCTAGAATTCAGCCTAATAACGCTCAAGTGATTGACACGACATTGATTCCAGTCATCGGCGTTGCAGTCTTTGAGGATAAGACAATCGCAGAGTGTGACTTGAATAATGTCGGTCCCGGTTCATTCCCACAAAATAATCCACCTGAGCCAAGTGCTTTGTATATGATTCCTAATCAACAAATCGAAAGACTAACTACAAGTGGTGCAAGCGGAAAACCAGTGAACTCCAGAGAGATGTCTTTCCTCGACCTGCGTGATCTGACATTCGCAGATAAGATGGGATTTGATAACTACCCAATCGGATCTGATAAAGTTCAATACCCAGAGGATGGTGAAAATATCACAATTCCAATCACGTTTAGAGCGAGTGGATCTGTAAATAACAGTTTGAGAATTTGTCCTTTCGCTACTCTTGTGCCAAAGGAATTCTTAGGTACTATAGGATCTGACTCTGGAAATGGAGGACTTGAAACTATTATGAATAATGGTAGAGGAAACGTCAAAACTGGTGGTGTTGATTTCCAAACAGCGAGCCATGACAGATTTGTGATCACAGGATGTGACTTTGGAAACTCACAAACAAGAAACTATCTAAATAGAACTTCCACTGACGGATTCTATACAATCAAAGCGAACTTCTTTACGGTATAACAGGAGAGATATAAATGCCCGGAGAAACATATAGTGGACCGTATTTCGGCAATCGAACCGTGCTTGTGTTCGACAGTGATGGTAATTATCTAAATAAAAACCTTCTCTCCTTCACGGCAGACTCAGTATTTTTGGCTGCTTCTGGTTTGACTACAGACTATGCACAAAATGGAGGCATCACTGTAGGCACAAACAGGGAACTTCGTGAGTTTATTTCGAGTCGATTTTTTGCAGATACTAATAGTAGAAGAAATTTCATTCAGACTGGTGAAAAGTCTCCTAGTATAAAAAATTCGACTAAGTTCGCAACCACTGTCGCTAAATCAAACCTCGGTGCTACGCTCGCTCCAGAGAACAGAACCATTTCTCAAATTGATCCAAGAAGCACGCACTTTTTGTATATTGCAGCCACGGCAGGTTACTTCACAGCAGAACACATGGATGAAATTCAAATCAAAACCACCACTGGGCTGACTCTTCAAGGTTACTTTGGTGGTAGCCTTGACAATGTGGGTACAGGCGGAGTAAGTGGTGGATTTACATTTGGGTTTTATCTGCTTGGAGTCGGTAGAACATTTGGTGTGACTGGTGCTACAGGGTTCCTTGACATCACAGCAGGAAACTCTCTTGAAAATATGAATAATGGTATCACTACCACTTTGGTTGCGAATCCTTTCCTTGGTCCAGACCCATTAGTGCCAAACATTGCAAGAACCATCGTTCAATTCAATGATTTTAGAACCGATGTTCTTCAACAAATGCCAGCCACAGTTTCGTCTGACGTAACATCTACATTCAATGTCAGTGGTGGCACTGTCACATACCAAGTAAATGCAAGTTTACTAAACACATTACAAAGATTCCAAACATTGATTGAGGCAAATCATAAAGTCTACGCCACGGCGGACGCAGCCTTCATCTCTGAAATCGTTGTTCCCGGTATCAGCGGCGGCACTTTCCCACTTTCAGTCACCAGCGGTGGATCTGCTACGGCTGATGCTCATCCTTTCACGGGCTTTACTGGTGCGTCTGAATTTGACATGATCTTGAATGATGCCTTCACAAGAGCGTTGAATACAACAATTCCTTCAAAGTTTGATAAAATTAGTGCTTTCACCACAGTTAGAGAACTTGAGCAAATCGATTTCCTTAGTCTGTAATGTCAAAAGATAACGATAAGCATCCAAAAGACAGTATCAAAAGACGTAGGAAGCCTCGCTCCAATACATATAAAAGGACAAGGAGCGATTTAGATGGCAACACCAACGACACGCGAAGAACTAAAACAGTATGCTCTAAGAAAACTCGGCGCACCCGTAATCGAGATTAATGTTGACGATGCTCAACTTGAGGATTCACTCGATGATGCGATTCAGATGTTCAATGAGTATCACTTTGACGGTGTAGAGCGTGCCTTATACAAACACGAAATTACTCAAACAGATATCGATAATGGATTTATTGATACGGACACACTTGGACTGACTGGACCCAACGATTATCCACAGGTAGAAAGTGCTGCGAGAATCGTATCAGTGACCAAAGCCTTTCAGTTTGATGAAGGTGGTGCTGGATCAAACATGTTCAGCATTCGATATCAAATGGCACTCAATGACTCATATGGTCTGAGATATGGTGGTGATATGTCAAATTATTATATCACACAGACTTACATAAAATTACTCGCTGACTTTCTTGACCCAGAAAAACAAATTAGATTTAGTCGTGTAACCAACAGAGTTTATCTTGACATGAATTGGTCTGAAACTGTAAGCGTGGGTGATTTTATTGTTTTGGATTGCTATGTCTCACTTGATCCAGACAATTATACTGAAATCTATAACGACATTTTGTTGAAAAGATATGTCACGGCATCATTCAAAAAACAATGGGGGATGAATCTTAGCAAATATCAAAACATTAGTCTACCCGGAGGCGTGCAATTCAATGCCGATCAACTTATGTCAAGTGCGAACGAAGAGATGAATCAAATCGAAGAAACATTGCAAGACAAGTACGAACTACCACCTGACTTCTTTACGGGCTAATCATGGCAACGAATCAATACTTCAATAAATTCAAGAACACCGCAGAGCAAAGGCTTGTTCAGGACTTGGTTGATGAAGCAATCAAGATCCACGGTGTCAATATGGTTTACATCCCTAGAACTCTTGTAAACAAAGACGAAGTATTTGGTGAAGACCGCCTGCCAAAATTTGAAAACGGCAGAGAGTTAGAAATGTATGTTGATTCGTACGAGGGCTATGAAGGCGAAGGCGAGTTGATGACTCAGTTTGGTCTAGAGGTTCGGGATGAAATCACACTGACTGTCTCTCGTAAAAGATTTTTAGAAACATTCGCTGATAAAAATTACCCGTACCCTAGAGAGGGTGACTTAGTTTTCTTCCCGCTTTCTGAGGGTTTATTTGAAATCAACTTCATTGAACGTGAGCAAAACTTTTTCAATTTTGGTAAAATATTTTCTTTTCAGTTGAAATGTAGTCTGTTTAGATACTCTGGTAGCGAGTTTGATACAGGTTTTGATCAAATCGATGGTGTTACATCTGAGACTGTTGATCAACTTTTTGCAGCACAGTTGGGTAGCACTGGATCTGGCAACTTCACCGAGGGTGAAATCGCATACTTGTATGATACAAGCGGTGTGACAGGTGCGACAATGAATGTTATCAACTGGGATTCCACTACGAAGGTCGCAGAACTTCAACTTGTTTCCGGTGTTGTTGACAACTTTAGAAATCTTTTGGGTAATTCTTCTGGTGCAACATATCATATCAATTCAATTGGTCTTACGAGTGACTTCTTTGTGAAAGACGTTTTCAACGACAACAATACATTTGGTTTAGAGTCCTCAACCTTCATGGACTTTACTGACACTGATCCATTCTCGGAGGGTGATCTCTAATGTTTGATACATTTTATAACGAATCTCTTAGAAAAACTGTGGTTGCATTCGGTAGTCTTTTTGATGAAATTTACGTTCAGCGTAGAGACTCCGATGGTAACACCACTAAGAAAATCTTAGTGCCAATTACTTACTCACCCAAAGAAAAATTTATGAGAATGCTTGATGAGTATCCGCTTCTAAAGGGTGAGGACTCTAATGTTCACATCGGTCAAGTTTTACCCCGCATGGGTTTCAATATTACGTCCATAAATTATGACCCCACTCGCAAACGAAATACGATTAGCAAAAGATACGGTGCGACTGACACCACTGGAGTTTTTGAAAGACAATTTGCGGAAGTGCCATACACAGTCAACTTTTCGTTAGCGATTGTGACTAGAACTATGGATGATGCTTTACAGATTGTTGAACAAATTTTAGCATATTTTACTCCTGAGTTTACAATCACCTTAAATTATACGAGTTTGAACGCAAAGGTTGATTTGCCAATCACGATTCAGTCTGTCACTCCAGAGGTGCAGTATGATGGTGACACAACCACACAACGGACAATTGTTTTCAATATAGACTTTGCAGCACTGTCTTACATTTTTTCACCTATCAAAACACAAAAGCACATTACAACAACAGATATCACAAACTTTTTTGCATTTTTTGAAAATGATGGATCAATCACAGGTCCAACTGGTGCGGCATCCAGAATTATTTCAAGCATCACGGGACCGTCCGGCGCAGACTCGTTGCCCCCTGTCGCTGGTGTAACACAAGAAATTTTCTCTTACCCAAATACACTTAGTGTAACTGGAGGAACATTATAATGAAAGATGAAAACCCTTTAGAAAACGCTTTGAATATAGAGCCTAACGATGTGCGGAAAACGACACCTGATGTGGTGGATGCCGACATCGCTCGCCGTGAACCTGTCAAAGTTGATCTCTCCAAGTTTCCCGACCGCAAAAAGATGGATCAACGAAAAGACTACAGCGAGGTGCGTGAAAATCTAAAAGATGTAATTGATAATAGTAAAGTTGCTATTGACGGAATCTTGAAAGTCGCATCCGAGAGCGACAGCCCAAGAGCCTATGAGGTGGTATCGCAACTTCTCAAAACCGCGACAGAAGCCAACAAAGAATTACTGGATGTTCATAAACAAATGAAAGACCTTGAAAAAGATGAAACAAAGAAACAGGTCACGAACAACGCCTTCTTTGTTGGATCTACAAAAGAACTACAGGATATGATTGCAAAACAACTTCCTGCGAAGAAAGTGAAGAAGATTAGGAATGACCGAGAAGCATGATGCCGAGTCCTATCTTGGCAATATCAATCTGAAAGCCGCTGGCGTACAGACTGAATTTACAAAAGAACAAATCGAAGAATATGCAAAGTGCGTGGCAGACCCCATGTATTTTATTGAAAACTTTGTCAAGATCGTTTCTCTTGACGAGGGGCTTGTGCAGTTTGAGCCGTATGAATATCAAAAGAAAATGATTCACAGCATGCACAACGACCGCTTCGTAATTGCAAAACTGCCCCGTCAGTCAGGCAAGTCAACAATTGTTATTTC